AGAGGGAGCTGTAGACTGGCAACCCATTAGTCCACGTACTAGCATAACAAGCCGCTTGAACATCACTGCTCCTTAGTAGGGTTAGCAGCAAGGTCAACGAGAGGAGGAACCGAACCATATAATTTCACAAACTTTTCAGGGTAACGTTTAATCCACTCATTGCGAGCTGCATCACCAATGAGACCATCTATCGGACAAGGCGTGCCTGACATCATCATGGCATCCCAGTTTTCTTCACGAGCCGAACATGCAATAGCAACTGCAGCTACTTTAAGCCCGTTGTTAGACAAGAAAGCCGCCCATTTACGCCTTGAGCAATCTTCATCCATCATATACGAACCACCAGAAAATCCAATGACTGTAGAGCTAATAGCCCCAGAGACGGCAACCAAACAGTTATCTTGGCTAAACGAACTAATAGATGGAGCCATCGCACCAGCAGGGGGTTGCCCCTTGTAGTTAATGGTTGTGTCTTGAGCTTTTGCGTTAGGAATAGCAAACATCAGACCTATTAAAACTGCCCATATAGCCGCTATTTCACGCATTATTGCCCCCAGATTTTAGTGCCAATCGGTTTAGACGTTACATTAATAGCCACATGTTGTTTAGGCGTAGATAAGTCAGCACCACAATCGTTGCACTTTTGAGCAGCTAATTCAGCTTCATCTACATCGCGACTGCAGCTTGGGCATAGGATTTCTACCTTGTGCTTAGCTACTAAGGTACCGTCTTCTAGTTTTACCGCAGCGTTGTCTTGAATCATTGTTTCTCCAATAGGTCCAATACTTCTTTATAAGTAAGTACTTCAGTGCTTAATGTAAGCGCTATTCTATCTTCATTACTATCTTTAGTAACTCTTACCAATCCATGAGGTTTAGTTACATCCAATAGGTAAACATCGTTAGATTCGGCAATAAAGTTACTTATTTCGGTGACATCTTCATGGTTATAAATATTGCCGTTAGTTTGATTTCTTATCTTCTTTAGTGTGGAGCTACTATTGGCAACTTTGTAAAAACTAGTTTTAAAATCACTAGGTTTTAAATAAAAATTAATACAACAAAAAATTCCACTATCTGTATGAATAGCTATGTCTGAGTTTGCTATCATAAGAGACAACGAAAAATGCCTATGGTAGTTTTTAGGAATAATACTAAAGATAGAATCCTTAGCCGAGGTATTTACTTCGTAGTATTGTAACCCTTTGAATCCTTCAGAAGTATCATACCCATACCCAATACTTTTTTGCCCTTGAATAAAATCCAAGACTTTTATGTCTGTATTTATTTTTGTAAACGGCATTTTTTAAATTATTTAATAGTTAGGTTTGTGTCGATGGCTGACGGAGTCCAAGCATAATCACCGTGTTCATTAACTATTTTTTCATCAATGGTAGGTGTGTTTAAAGCGTAAAACTCTTTAATATAGCTTAACAATACTTCACGAGCTTCTTCTTTTGTGCCACACTTTGTGTAAGACCCTGTTAACGGATTAAATACTTGATAATTCATAATAATCCTATTCTATTACTATCGTTGATAAGAAATCTTCATTACAATCAACCCACGTAGTATTGCCGTTTTCATCTTCATGCTCTTCTTTAACATTAAAATTATGTTTAACAAGAAGCTGTTTTACTTGGTTTATAATAAACGCTTTTACCTCATCTTTGTTTTGTAATTCAACTGTTTCGTTAGTTATAAAGTTTATTGTTTTATATTTTTCAACAGATATTTCAGAACCGTTTTGTTTAACAAACATGGGGGTACGCTTTAGTGATATTACCCAAGCAGCTTCTTCTCTATAACCATGTTCCCTAAGCCTGTCAGCAGCTTCGTCTAGCGATAAACCATAGTTATTAAGGTCATTCATTATTGTTCGGCCCTGTTCACAAAAATCTACACTCTGTAAGAAGGCATCTATTTGTTCGTTTGTCCAATTTATCATACTAAAACCTCAAATTCTTTAACAACTTTATTAAACGGTAAATCAATAAAATAAACCTGAATCATATCTCTAATATAGTTTTGTTCAACACTTGCTGCTACTTGATGTGGCTGTATAGTTGTTAATATCCAAGCATCGTTATCTGAAGCTTTAAATGACTCAACTTTCGTAAGACCATCCGTTTTTATCATTCTGTATAAGTTATAGTTATCTATAACCGCTTCATCGTCTGTTTCTAAAGCACCTTCATAAAAAGAAGTTTCTTCACCATTTGTTTTTATGTAAAAGTTTAAAACACATTTTTCTACTGTATGCACATGCGGCTTAATGTCGTTTTCAAAATGTGTTAAATCAATAGTTGTTCGACTAATAGCAATATTTGCAGTTTGAAGAGTTTTAGGTAGCGCAGCTCTAATCATGTCTTCTTGTCGCTTGGGTATGTAATACCTGACTAAAGCCGGGTCATCTTCTTCTTTACGCTTAGCATGTTCAGTCAGCACAACAGTCGCTTTGTGCATATATCTAAGTTCAGGAGAAAATTTTACTTTAGCCGCATATTTCATTAGCTTACCGCCCCGTAAACACGAGTTGTATTGCCTGAAGTCCAAGTAAGAGATTTGCCATTTAGGTTGACCGCTTTACCACCACTACCGCCACCAACATTTGAACTACCACCAGAAGAGCCCCAACCGGCGCCCCCACCACCACCAGCACCATTGGCAAAATTAGCAGCGTTACCGCCGCCAGCATTTGAACTACCACCAGCACCACCAGAAGCAGTGCCCGCTGATTTACCAGTAGAATTATTTGTGGTTGAAGTGCCACCACCACCACCCGCACCTCCACCACCTCCACCACCTCCACCGCCTGAACCTGGGAGTATTCTACCGCCACCACCGCCACTATTGCCACCACCATTAGAACCACTAGCACCTACTCCACCGCCAGCACCGCCACTGCCACTGCCACCTGTACCACCTGTTCCAGCACCCGCTCCACCACCACCGCCACCAGCACCACCAGCTACATTTGTTGAAAAACCGCCACCACCGCCACCACCGCCACCAGCAATATAAGCAGAGCCGTTTGTGTTGTTAATAGTGCACGCTGACATTCCAAAGTTAAGATTTAATGCTGGTCCACCTGATGCACCTACATTACTAGATACAGCACCACCATTACCACCTCGACCAAGAATAAATCCATTATTTACAATGGTTAATGTGTCGCCTGTTGTACCGCCCGATATTGCTAAAGCGTAGTTACCTGTTGATGTAGCATAAAGATAAACACCGCTATTAATAGTTACGGTAATGTCAGATTTGCCTGAAACATAGCCACTAATTGCAGAAAGATTTAATGTTGAATCGGTTGAGTTTGATGTGAATGTGAAGCTAATAGCAACTCTATTAGTTTTATTCTGTAGATTCTGCATTGAGATAACCGTACCAGAACCACCAACACCCGCCAACGTACGTACGTTAGCTTGGTTCATTTGTATTAGCGTTGTGCCAGCAAAGCCTAACTCAACGTTTACATCATTAAGTGATATTTGTCCTGAAGGCGTTGTCATTATTTAGCCTCCAAAACCTCTATACGTTTAACAAGCTCAGCAATAGCTGCAAAGGCTAGAGCGCTTAATTTTTCATAGTCAACCGCTAATGAACCATCTGGACGGGTTCTAATTGCTTGTGGGAATACTGCTTGTACGTCTTGGGCAATAACGCCAAAGTCAGCTTTCTGAATAAAGTACCCATCTTCACCACCGTGCTCAGCAATGTAAGCATCAGTCCAATCAAAGTATTTACCACCAATTGCTGCTACTTTAGCTGTTGCATCATCAATAACACGTACGTTTTCTTTAAACTTAGCGTCAGAAGAGTAGTACGCAGTAATGTTGTTTGTTGCACGAATCTCGCCAGTAGTGCCTGAAGCTGCTGTACCTATACCTAAAGAACCTACTTGGTAGCTTGTCCCAGTGCCAAGTGCTGTAATGCCAGAACCAGAACCGTTAAATGTAGTTGCATTGATTGTTGTGCCAGTAATAACTGCGCCAGCAAAGTTACCTGAAGCATCGCGGGCTACAATTGTGCTTGCGCCGTTAGCTGAAGCTGCTGTTGTTCTTGCATTATCTAGAGTACCGCTTGATACCGCTGAAGCGTTTAATGATGTTACGTTAGCCCCAGAAAATGCTGCTGTAGCAGAGCCTGTTCCGCCGTTAGCTACTGGAAGAACCCCAGTTACGTTTGACTGTAAATTTGCATAAGTAGTAGATGTTGACCCTGTACCGCCAGAAGCGATTGGTAATGCAGTGCCTAATGTCAATGAAGTTAGGTGGGTAGATACGTCAACTACGTTTGTGCCGTTGTTATAAACCCACATTGTTTTACCAGCTGGAACCGCAATACCTGTACCGCCAGAGTTCTTAATTGTGATGGCATCGGCGCAGCCGTTGTTAACTATATAGACCTTTTCAATAGCGGGAACTATCAAGTTCTGTGCGCCGCCTGAAGTACCTGTTAGGTTTAAACGTAAATTACGCGCTGTCTGCGTAGAGTTTGTGTCTGTAAGCGCTAGCGTTACAGTAGTACTAGCAAAAGTAACATCCGCTGAGCCAACAATGGCTTCTTCAAGGGCTGTGCCTAAATTGACGTTAGTAACGTTACCCCACGTGCCTGAGTTCTCACCCGTGGTCATGAGCTGAATTTTTAAAGCTGAATATGTACTTGCCATTTATTACTCCTAAGCCGCTATGGGCACCCAGTTTGGTGTTTGTGATGTATCTATCAAGCCCCAGACCAGAGGTCTAGCTACTCGACCAGTAGCACTTACGCCCGTTAATATTACACTAGCATCGCCGTTTATAGCAACACTACCTAAAGAAATTGTTCCTAATACCCCTGTAACTACTACATTAGCATCAGTATCTACTTCATCTTCGCCTAATCCTACAGTACCTGCTACTCCAGTGACGTTAACTATGGCTTTACCATCAATTTCTATAGTACCAAGTGTGCCAGTACCAAAAACACCCGTCGGGAATACATTAGCCTTGGCATCAATCTCTTCTTCGCCTAATTGGCCTGTGCCAGATACGCCAGTAACAAATACCTTATTTATACTTCGTGCGTCTACAGTGCCTACCGCTGTATTGGCTTGAACTCCTGTTACGTTAACAAAAGCTATACCAGTTACGGTTACATTGCCCGCGCTACCTGAAGCATTTAGTCCAGTTACGACAGCATTAACTTTAGCGTCTACTTCTTCTTCGCCTAAAGAAGTTGTTAACCCAAACCCAGTTACGCTAATAATATTGTTGGTTATTAAAGAAACTTGACCTGTAGAAGCAGTTGCAGATGTACCAACCACACCGTGATTAGTATCGGCATTAATCTGAACTTGGCCAATATTTACAGTAGCAGCTTCACCAACCACCCCGTGATTAGAACCAGCGTCTACAGCTACTCCAACTTCAATAGCACCAAGCGCAGCTTCGCCAGTTAAAACTACTGACGCCTTTGCTTCTATAGTTACAGAACCTACAGAACCTGACGCAGCTACGCCGTCAACTGATACTTCTAATACATCAAGCCCCCAGGCGCCACGCGACCAGGGACCACTACCCCACCCAACGTACTCGATAGATGAGGGCATAACTTAATTAAGCTATGCGGATAATAGCGTTAGACGCATCAAACGCTGGGAAAATAATAGTAAAGTCACCTGCAGTAGATGTTTTATCACCACCAAAATCCAACACACAAACAGCCGCATTAGTCAACGCTGAGTTAGCATTGTCGTTAGCAGAAGGTGTTGTGTTATAAATCAACGCGCCACGAGCTGTTGTAGTTACGTTTGAAAACACTAAATCGCTAAAATCAGTAAAGCCTGTACCAGCAGTAGCGTTAGTATTTGTTGTACCAACACCAATGTTAGTCAAAGCTTCACCACCGGCGCTAACGCCAGTAGCTTCGTTTGAAGCTGAGTAAGTAGTTGTATTAGCATCTAGTGAAGCTGAAGATGTATACAAAGCTAGTTTGAAAGTATCAGCGCCAGCTTGTGCTGAAGGACGGAAATCGTGAACACCTAGCAAAAGTTGAGCTTTGAAAGACGTGCACATTGCTTGAGTAATAGCCATTTAAGGACTCCTTAATCTTTTAATAAAATAGTTAGCTCAGGATGACCAGCTTCTCTTAAACGATTAGCAATGGTCGTACGGTCTGAGCGGACCGCTTGTTGCAAATACTGCAATAAAACAACCCGTAAGTTATTTTTAAATGTTTCTGCCTGGTCACGAATCACTGGATGAGACTTTGACCCAACATAAACAATCTTGTCTAGCGCCATTTCGGCTAACTCTTCTGGGGTAAAACCACGCCCAGATGTTGAAAGCACTGAAACATTGCCGCCTATGAAGCCGTCTACTGTATCTAAATTCATCGTACCGGTATCCTTGCTTGCATAGTTCTATATGTATCTTGACGATTCTTACCTTCACCAAGTTGTTTAAGCAACAGTATAGACTCATCATAGCGCTTTGAATACTGCCCAATTACATCTGCCTCACCCTTCATAAAGGTGTACGCTTCGATTAATGAGCCATATAACAAAACCTGGTCAAAGTTATCACCCAACCATGAAGTGCCGCTAGGTGAATTTACGATAGAAATCGGATAATAAAAGTAATGCAACTCCATGTTGTAATCAGCGTCAGGAGTTGGCCCTAGAATAAACGTTGTGTCGTCAAATATAGCGTAATGGGCTGGCGTGCCGGTTGCTGTTGGTATTGGATAGGCTTCTCTAATAAACTCTACGTCTTTATTTAGCAAGTAAGATTGCGCGCCTGTTACAGGGTCAATAGCAGCTAAAGAAAATGTTGCTAACCAATCTGAAGGCACGTTTAGAAATCTATTACTAGTTGTAGCCTGACCAGTTACGTTCTTACGAAAGTCTGGAAGCTGAACTGAGTTAAAAATACGTTGTTCGGCTTGGTATATAAAAGTATTAATTTGGGTAGTGCCACTAACTGTAGCCGTGCCCGTACCCGCCGTATCGGTCCAGTCCTGATTAGGAAAGTCGTTTTCGACGTAACTTTTAATTAATCCAAACAGCGATGTATAATTCATTAGGGTTTACCCTTAAGCCATTGGACCGCGTGCTTTAGTGCCTTTAGTAGCTGCACCTGTGCCACGAATCTTCATTTCGCCATGCTTGTTATCAGGAGCATAGTTGCCCTTGGTAAAACCACCAACAGACATGTTTACTTTATCTATGCCATTGCCTGGCTTAGTTACTGCGTCTTTAACGTTTTTCATCTTTTTACCGTCCATAGTATGTGGCTCAGCATATACAGAAGCTGGACCTACTTCTTTCCCGCCTTTTTTCATACTGTAAGCCATAATTAACCTCGCTTTTGAGCAGCGACTTTAGCTAAGCCACGACCCATAGTTTTCATATCAATATTGCGCTTACCACCGCCAGAGCCTTTGCCGCCCTTACCTTTTAGCGCTGCTACTGTTGGACCTGAATCACCAAGGTTTTTACCCTTAGTTTTGCCTTGTTTAGTAATACCGTCTGCACCTGATTTATACGCCATGATTTACTCCTAAGAAGTTGTTATTGTAACTGTACCAAGTTGTGCCTGTCCTATCAAGGTATTTGGTGTTAATCCAAAGTCATTACCCATTCCTACAGGATTCCAACCCCAGTAAATCTCTCTACTACCACCAGCAGGAAATCCAATGCCTTGAATACTTGTGCTATCTGTTAATAATTCTTGCAAGCCAGTTGTACCGGAAACTATATAACTTAAGTCAGGACGTGGTTCACGAATTGCCTGTGGGTCATTGACCGGATACATACCCAATTGTAACTGTGGTTGGTCTGGATTCCAACAGGACTTGCATACTTTTATCTTAAATGGCTTAGTTTTTACAGTCTCGGTTCTAAGGTCTTTAAGCTTAAATCTAAAGTCACAACGGTCGCATTGTGCAATTGCATTCTTACCAGAGGCGAACTTAGTGGGCATGCTTACCTGTAATAGAACATGTTACGTGGAACAAAACGCACTGACGCTTTGTCTCGGTCCTCAGAAGAAGCTAGGTCCCATTGTTTCTCATAGTCGGCTTGCAACATCATTATTCTGTTTGGGTCTACTTCAGGTTTCTTCATAGACATGTGATACGCCAACCCTGCTACAAAGCATGGCAACAAGCGGAACGGAATATCTTGTTCATACGTGCCACCTGCACCAGCGTCTTGCATGCGACGTAGCCTGTAATACACAAATGTGTACTGATTGCCTGGCGGGTTAGGCGTAGGCCATAGGTTTACGCACGGTAAGTTCTGTACGGTAATCGCTGCGCCAGTTGTGTGCGCAGCTGCCGTTGTACCGTTTTGTCCACGGTAGCAGTTAACTAGTTGATTGCCACTGATGTTTGAGTAGCTAATTGTCTCACTGTCAATCTTAATAAAACCTACAGAAGCTAAGTTAGCTGTAGAGCTAAGAGTGATAGTAGTATCGGTAGCGCTAATAGTGCCGTTTAACGTAACAGTTGTAGCGTTGTCCATGCCTGATTGGCGGTTGACGTACATCTGAATTGGACGTCCAGTTGTTAGCTTGTTCGGGATTGACATATACGTCGGCTCTGCAATACGGCTGATGTTGATGTCAATCTGGTTAGATGTGCTACCGTTTTGTGTACGAATAACTGCATCAAGAATGTCGATAGTATCAACAGGCAACGGATAGATAGGCTGTCCAGTCACCATAGGAATAGACTGTTGCTCAACTGTCCAAAGATTAATACCTCGATTTGCCCACTCAATTGCCATCAAGTTCATTGAACGTCTAGCAGTTTTTAGGTCATAGCCTGTGCGTGACTCTAGCCCACAACGCTCGAACGCTTCTTCAACGATGTTGTTTAGGTCTAGATTAAAGGACGTTGTACCTGATGTGCTCATTATTTAACCTTTCGGTACGGCTTTACTTTTTGTTTAACACTCTTAGGCTGGGCTACAAACTGTTTTCCAGCTGCTTTTCCTGCTCGTTTTGCTTTGGTTGTTGCTGCGTATTCAGCAGGTGACAACGCTTTGATTGCTTTTTCTGGCAAGTATCGTTCTCCAGTATCACTTGAACGTTTCCCAGACTTAGTCGTCCACTTCTGGTCACCCCAAGATTTAAGAGAGCGCTGACTTTTTGCAAGGCCACTCACTTACTTATACCCGCCGCCAGACGCTTTATAGCGCTTGGCTAATAGCTGAGCCTTACGAGCACTCCACTGACCCGCAGCGGTGCCCTGAACGGCTGAGTTCTTAATACTGTT